TATTGGCATTTACAGCCGTAGCGTTCAGACCACCTGTAACTGTGATACTAGAGATAGTGCTAACAGTACGCGCAGATATCTTGTACTCGTTACCGTTTACAACCTCTGTAACCTGATACTCTTGATTCAGTATAGCGGCTGTTATGTTGCCACCTAAAGAAGCTGCCCCAGAAAAAGTTACAAAGTCATTAACAACACAACCGTGGTTTACATCTGTAACCGCGATTACAGGCGATCCGTTTGTGGCAGCAAAAGTAACATCTCCCGCAGATGTTGTTAATCTGATAGGCGTGACATCATTATAGTCTGTACCCTGTTTGATGTAATACTTTTGCTCTGTTCCTACACCTAGAAACCTTTCGCCGTTAAGCGCAACCCATTCATGCAACCCACGGCACAGTCCAAGAAAGGCATTGCCTGAGTTTTTCTCCCACCCGTTTAGCTTTTCTGGATATCCAAACCTAAAACGCACCTTATCACAATCAACCCACCCATTCTCCTCAGAATACGGAGTAATCTCTTTGTTGATTCCAGCTTTAAATCTTAGGTCTGTATAAGCCATTTTCTACTCTCTACACCTGTGGTACGGCTTCGTATATTATAGTTAAATTACCGCTGCCGCCAGCACCACCAAAAGATTGACCCGGAGTGTTTGCTCCCCCCGTATAAACCACTGGCCCAGCCCCACCCGCAGAACCTCGCAAAGCCGCTGTAGGCCCTGCGATAACTTTCCCAGAGTAGTAACTAAGAATGGAAGCCCCAATATCTATACCCGTATCTGATCCCTGAGCGCCGGGATCTCTAGCACCAGAGCCACTAGGCCCACCTAAACCGCCGCCGCCACCTCCAGCGGTTACGCTGCCATAACTGAAAGTGCTGGTTCCACCAGTACTGCCCCTACTTGATCTGCCGCTTGACCCCGGAGTGCTGCCCGTAGTTGAACCACCGCCACCACTACCTGCAACAAAGGAAGCACCTATTAAATCTGTTACATCACTAAGAAATAATCCATGAACACCGCCAGAACCGCCCGGAGCGCCAGATCCCGACCCTGTGCTGCCGTATAGTACACCAGCACCGCCGCCGCCACCGCCAGATACTCCGACCCAAGCAGCACCGCTACCGTTTATATCATCGGCAGTAAGAGTTATTGAGCTAGTAAAATAATCTGCGGTAAGGGTATTAACATTATCTTTACCACGAAAGTCGTCGATAGATATAGGATTTCCACTGGTAGGTATGCCAGAAGGGCTTGACACAAGACCGTAATATTCTGACAAAGATATCGGGTTTGAACCACCAAACTCAGTCTGTATGTCACTTAGACTTGCTGTTCCTGTTGGCACGGCCATGATTCAATATCTCCCTACAAGCTGCCAAATGCTGTAACGTTACCCGTCACAGTCAAGTTGCCACTAGAATCAATTCTCATTTTATTAACGCCGTTGTAAGCAAAAGTAAGATTAGTTCCGCTTGCAGTGGCTGTCCAGTTCTGGGTTCCCCCAGAAACCGTTACCCCCGGAATAGTTACAGTGCCTGTAAAAGTGGGAGACGCAATTGGAGATTTTGCGTTTAACTGCGTTTGAATTGCAGAGGTTACGCCATCAACATAATTAAGTTCCGCTGTAGTCGCTGTAACACCATCCATAATGTTTAGCTCAGCCGTGCTTGCTGTTACACCATCCATGATGTTAAGTTCAGCCGTTGAAGCTGTTACACCATCCATGATGTTTAGCTCAGCCGTGGTGGCAGTGACCCCATCCATAATGTTAAGTTCAGCCGTACTTGCTGTAAGTCCGTCTAAAATATTAAGTTCTGTTGTGGTGACTCCTGATACTGCAACATCCCCATTGGAATCAGATGTCAAAGCGCGGCTTGCTGTAAGGTCTCCCACGCCACGAACCACAGCCTTGCCACCCATGCCTGAGTGATTGGAGCAATAGTAGTACAATACTGAAGGAGCGTCCTGCTCCAGCTTTACCTGCGTGTAAGCCCCAGCACTCCCCGGTGTTCCCGCTGTTGTAACCCCTGTCGTAAATGGAGCATTGGGCGAGTTGTTATCATTGGTTGAAAACCGCAACGGGTGGTTGCTATTGGAGGCATCTGATTGATCAAAGCGATAGGTGACAGAGGGTTTTATTTCAACAGTTTGCTGAGAGGTTCCGTCTATTACAAACTTACCACCCGCCACCGTTACAGCTACAGTTCCAAGAGGCATTTTACTATCTATTTGGGTTTGTATTGCAGAGGTAACACCATCTACAAAATTTAACTCCGCAGCCGTAGCTGTGATAGATGTACCTGCTATCTGTAGCGTTGTGGCATTTACCTCGCCAGATGATCCGTAAATTACAGCTTTGCTATTGACAACGGTTCCCGCCGCTGATCCGTCCAGCAAGTTTAACTCTACGCCAGATGTCGTGACGCTAGTGGCACCAACATTAAATGGGCTGGATAAATCTGTTACGTTCTGCACCGCAGCGGTAAAATCCGTAACTGCCGCACCAGAACCCGCACCATCCGCAAGAACAATAGAACCTTTGCCAACCTCAATCGTTACGTTTGCGCCAGATCCTTGAGTAATAATCAAGGCAGCATTTGTAGAGTTAAGGATCATATACACTCTGGCTTTATCATTCTGTGACAAAGTTACAGTACATGTGCCACCGGGCGACCCCGTAAACTTTATGGCCTTATAGTGTCCATCCTCCGCAGAAGAAGGCTGTGCGGAAAGGGTCAGGGTGTATGTCGTTGAACTGAGGGCGATAGACTCAAAGCCGTTAGCTGCACGATCAAGGATTTGCAGGTTGACGTTTGTACTAGAACCCCATGTACCAGCCTCGTCACCTGTAGTTATTAGTTTAACGCCGTTTGCGTCTGTATATGTAGCCATCTGAGCGCCTATCTAAAAAGTTCAATTGCACTTAATATACGTTTTATTCTGCTTCTAAGCAACAAGGGTCCACGTTGGATCTTGTGTCGGTGTTACTGTTGACCATTCTGGATCTTGCGCGGGAGTTATCGTTGCAAAATTTGGATCTTGGTCGGGTAGTATTAGACCGTAAACAGCAGCGCCCCCAATGAATACGGTTATTGAAACTCCCTCTACGGCTTCCCCTAACTTCATTGTGACATCCTGTCCAGCAACACTGAACTGCCCAACATCTAAAGCTTCTGTGAATTTAGCGTTTGCATCGAAGCCTGTTAGGGCAAAAGAACCAACGTCCAAAGATAAACTGACCGCCAAAGCTAAGTCAACATTCTGTCCTGTAAGAGAGAAAGATCCACTATCTGAGGATAAAAATACGTTTTTCGCAGGGGTAGCGGCTTGACCTGTAAGAGCGAAAGAACCTTGACCTAGTGCAACCGTGCCTTCAAATCTTGTCGTGACATCCTGTCCTGTAACAGCAAAGCTGCCTACCTCAAGATTGGCGGTCTTCTTGAAACTTATTGCTTGCCCAGTGACAGCAAACGAACCATGATCTAGTGCTTCAGAAACTTTTCTATTAGCCGCAAATCCTGTCAGAGCAAAGCTACCTGCATCTGCAACCATAGATTTTTTGAAGTTTAAGTTTTGTCCGTTTGCCGCAAAGCTACCGTTTGCTAACTCTTCACGCATTGCAATCGGTGTATTTACCGTCTGCCCTGTGACCGCAAATGATCCCCTGTCAGGCTGCTCGCGCAATGCTATTGCAGTATCTACATCTTGGCCCGTAACAGCATAGGAGCCAAAGCCAAGGACTCTGGTGACTTTAGAGCTTACATCTTGGAAGCTGGCAGCAAAGGAGCCTTGACCTAGAATAGCGCTTACCTGCACACCAAAGTCTAAGGTTTGTCCTGTGACCGCAAAGCTGCCATGATCTGCGGTCAACCGCATAGCCTTTTGGAAGTTAGCGGTTTGTCCCGTTAAGTTGAAACCACCCGCCTCAAAAATCTCTCCAACAAGCCCAAACGCATCCTGACCTGTTAGGGCAAAGCTGCCTTGATTGAGGATTGCGCTTACAGATATTACTGGCGTTACGTCTTGGCCTGTTACGGCAAAACTACCCGCTTCTGCTTGCAATCCTTTTCCAGCAATCAGACTGTTTTCTTGACCTGATACAGCAAAAGAACCTGTCGCAAGACTAGCGGAAACATTTAAAGGTGCCGCCTGACCCGTAACGGAAAAGCTACCCGCTCCAAAGTCCTCGTTCATAGCTATATTTGGGGTAACTGTCTGACCCGTTGTAGCAAAACTACCAGTTCCAAAGCCCTCACTGATAGCTATGTTAGTTCCTGCAACTTGCCCTGTTACAGAGAAAGAACCATGAGCAAAGCTTTCAACAGTAGCTACACTTCCAGAACCCGCTAACGGGGCACCTGCTATGGGGGCTTGGCCTAACATAGCAATAATCTAACACTATTTTTAGTTTGAGTCACCCTCATATCGACAGGTCCACATGGTCAAGCTATACTTCTTTCCCCCACGCAAAGGCAGAACCTTATGCCCATGTGTTACCATAGATGGAAACAAAATGCACTGCCCAACTTTTACATCCTTGTTTGTAAACTCTTGTCTGGGAAAAACAAGCTCCGCACCAGTATAATCGTTGTTTAGCTTCACACTGCCCGTAAACAAAGATGCGTCTGTATGCAGCCCTAGTTCTGTCTGTGTGTCCATAGAGTAACGCATAGTAAACGCATCACGCAATCCAAGGTACGCTTCTGGGTGCCAATGCTTCTCGCATATTTTACTAAGCTTATCTTCCCATTGTTCTGATATCTCGTCCCATAGACCTAGTTCTTTTATTCTAACTTCTTGTGCTGGAAACTTATCACCATCAAGCTCACCCCACCGACCAAGGCTTTCTGATGCTTCAATGTATCTTTGGCACTGAGCCTCTGACATAAAGTCCGTCACCAGTATTTCTGGCGCAACCTCTTTGTACTCAAGGCCCTTATGATATGCAGGAGATAATACCTCTGCTTCTTCTACATACCCAAATTTATCAGCAAGGTTTTTAAATCTTACCTTTGCGTCATCTCCACCATTCCCATGATAGATACATGGGCAGCACATGCCGTTTGCTAGTTGACCGTTGATAATATCAATATGATCATCGCATTGGAAAATGTAGCCTTCATAATCCAAATTGACAGAAGCCGTAGATTGCCAGTCAGATGACAGGAATCTTTTCTGCATCCATAGTTGATCGTCAGAATCATTGGGTACTGCTTTATTAAGAAACTCTTTAAGCGCACCCACTTTGCCCATGTAAACACCACTGTTCAAATACCTATAGATTGTTGACAAGGGAAACTCTGAGGCCATTGTCGGATCAGGCCAGCAATTCTTTTCTGCTGCGAATATGATATCCGCACCCATGTCCTCATATCTCTCTAGGATAGTAGGCAGCGTGTCGTTTATGATAACATCGTACCCATCCACAAATATCACCACATCCCCATCGTGCAGAGATTCAAGGTGGTTCCGTACAAGGTTAATCTTCTGACCGCCACCCTGAGCCTCCATTGTGCCCCCCGCCCAAGTAACTTGGCGACCTAGATTTAAGTACGTTATCCCATGCGCTTTTGCAGACTGATCTAAAGCCCACATTTTACTTTGATCTGTTCCAACTGTTAGTACATGTACCTGCATTGACTCCCCCTCAATCGTGCTTGGTCTGATTTCTCTAGGTATCTGCGTCACAACCTCTGGTGTGTAGAAAAAGTTCGATTGAACCTTTAGCTTGGCAGGCACCCACTCATCTACAGGGATGATAGCATCCTTGTAACCCTCTATCAATCTCTTGGCGGTTTCTGGTCTAAGAGCGTAAGCATGACAATTATACCAATAGCCAAGAGTATTAAGGCGGTATCCCAACCAAACGCTGTCATGCTCTTTCAATAGAGTGTCTACTGCACTTGGGTCAATGCTATCATAGACTGCATCTTCTTCAAGGATTATGCCATTGCGGTTAGAAGCGGCTATTTTCTCCCAAGTCCTAAGATGGCTTACGGCACAGCCAAACTCCGTGACTAGCAGGGGCCTGTCAAGTATTGGATCACGCCACTGTGTATCTCTAACACAGCCCGACTCGCTCTCTACTGTGTTCCAATCTTTTCCTCGTGCATCATACGCTGATCCATGCAGGGAAATTTGATAGACTATTGCCACCTTGGACCTTCAAACCACGCAACAAGGCTTTTCCTTGTGCCGCTTGTGATAGGCAAAACTCTATGCTGCAAGTAGCTTGGAAAAACTAGAACAGTTCCCTTGAGACGGGAAGAAGCATCTGGCGTTTGGCATTCTATAAACTCAAAGCCGCCGCCCTCATATTCGTTTGTGTCTGAAAGCTGAACTGTAACGCTTAACTTTCTATCTCGCGCCTCGTTACCATTCCAGTTTACATCTATATGCCAATCGTAATGACCACCCTTGTTAGCATGATACTCTGTAAATTGAATGTCGCATATATTTTCTAATTGGCAGCGAAAGGCGTTATCGTTTGCCGTTTTAACATACTTCCAAAGAATATCTTGAACGGCCTTATTGCCGCTTAACCAAGCAACATCGCTTGACCTTACGCTTGTGTCTGCATTGTTAAAAGTCGTTGCTGATTGCGTATTAAGCTTTGAAGCCTCTGTAAATATTGTTGATAAGTCTGTATCGGATAAACCGCCAGACCACATTTGCCAGTTTTGTCTCATCTATCACCCCCCAATGAATAAATTAACTTGGTTTTGTAGGCCAATCGCTATCATTTAAAACGGGCCAATTCGTATGGGTGGTAATATCACGCAAAGCCTGACGGTAAGCTGTTTGGTCATCTGTCATTGTACGATCTGATACAGCCCACCAATCTGTTTCACTAAGCAATGCATTTCGTGTTTTTCTGCCCTCAACCGTGGCGGCATTTATAGTCATAAATTTCTTCCTTAACTTAATGTAAATATCCATATACCTGTCGCATCACACGCTGTGGTGTTAGCAGAGCCAGTTAGAGTAACAGTAGAGCTTGTTGCTAGAATATTGAAAGCACCCCTTATACAAGTTCTAAGCCCAGTACTTCCATAACCCGTTGTATTTGTTGTTTCAAAAGAAGTAACCGCTCCACTCAAAGTAGCTGTATTACTAGCACCAGAGCTTGCATACTGAGCAATCCCTAACGTGCCAACGGTAGATGAAGGAGTTGCTGTCACGCTTGATGTATATGCTGAGAAAGAGCTTCCACCGCCAGTTTTCCCTGCTAAGCTCTTAGTAATCGAAACATTACCAGAATTAGAAAATGTGGGCCTGTAAACAAAGCAAGTTCGCAGCCCATGTACTGTTCCACCACCTTGAGAAGCATTTTGAAAGCCAGAAACACTTGTTCCACTATCGGATGCGCCAGCAATTTTATAATTCACAAAAGCATATGCTACTTCGTAATTGCTTGGCCTGTAATACCAAGAGTTGAAATTACCGCCCATGCCTGATGTCCAGCCTGATGGCGTTTTGAGGTCAATTCCATATCCTTGAGGACTTGACATAATTGCCTGTTCAAGCATGACAATCAAATCACCAGCTTGAATACCAGTAGGCAGTGTATGGGTACTATCTGGCTCTGTAAAACTCTCAGTATTTGTAGCTACATGCTCAAAAGCAACTCCCACCAGTTCCGTTGAATTTTCGTCAGAATACCTAAGAACCGGTGGAGTAAGACTAGCATCCCCAGTCATCTTCCCTGATATTACTAAAGATGAACTAGATCTAAAAACAATGGGTTTTATAGTATTAAGCTCAGAAAGACTTTTAGTTGATAATACTGTAGTATTATCTGCTTCATACGCAGTAATACCGTTAGTTCCGTTTAGTATTAGTTTTGACATAATATCATTACCTTCATTAAGCAGCACTCATTAGGGTTTCGAGGTGGTGCTTGTTATTATTTCTATCGATTATAAATTTTTCAGATTTTCCGTTAAAAAACTTAACGCCTTCCATCACAAGTAGACCATCTACTAAATCTATGCCTTCGACATGCTCAGCAAGTTGTCTGGGGAAAATAGAAATATTACCGCAACTTAAACCAAAGTCAGATGAAATTTTCATATCAAACATCAAACTATCGTCCACGCTTGTCCATTATTTACGGTAACAGTCACGCCGCTGTTGACGGTTATTGGCCCCGCTGACATCGCATTGTATGCGCTTGTTATTGTGTAATTTGATGTAACTGCCTGTTTGTTTTCCCATAAAGGGTTTCCGCTAGTGTTTTGGAATACTCCATTAAAAGAACCAACAGTCGGTCCAGTGGGGCCTGTAGGGCCAGTTGGGCCAGTTGGTCCCGTTGGTCCCGTTCCACCTGTTGACCCTGTTTGGCCCTTCTGACCTTTTTGTCCTGTAGGGCCTGTGCCACCTGTCGGACCTTGTGATCCTGTTGGTCCAGTGGGGCCAGTGTTTCCTGTCGGCCCAGTGCTTCCTACTTCACCCTTCTGGCCCTTCTGACCTGTAGGCCCTGTACCACCAGTGCCGCCTGTGGGGCCAGTTGGACCATTTGGGCCTGTCGGGCCAGTTGGCCCTGTGGGGCCAGTATTACCTACCTCACCCTTCTGGCCCTTTTGCCCCGTTGGGCCTGTGGGGCCTGTGGGGCCTGTTCCACCAGTATTGCCAACCTCGCCTTTCTGGCCCTTTTGACCAGTCGGACCCGTAGGCCCTGTGCCGCCTGTAGGCCCTGTGCCACCTGTCGCGCCTACCTCACCCTTTTGGCCCTTTTGTCCTTGAGGACCGTCTGGACCAGTAGGTCCGTTTGGTCCTGTTGGGCCAGTTGGTCCCGTGGGGCCAGTAGGCCCAGTCGGTCCCTGCAACGCTGCATTAGCAATCGTCTGCTTTTCCCAAGCAGATGCGCTTACATCATAAACAGGAATAAGATCAGAGGAACCTGCATCTGTACCCGTAGCAAAACCTGTAAGAGAAGATCCTACATTTGAGCTATCTGTTACGTCAGCATTTGTTTCTACGGTATCTAACTTTGTACCGTCAGTTGCGATATCACGCCCGTCAACCGTGCCCGTAACTGCCAAGTTACCCGTAACCGTGGCACCAGAAGCGGTAGCTGCAACCTTGGTAGCGCCTGCATTCTGCAAGATGTTTAGGTCACTGGCTACTGCACTAATAAAGACAACAGCATTCCCCGCGAGACTGATGGCGTTATCTGAGTTTGAACTTTCTTGCACAGTTCTTGTAAGAGTTGTGCCAGAAGCGGTATATGTACCAGTACCTATTTCAAAGTTAGTTGTCTCTTCAATGACGTACTGTACTACGTCACCGTTACTAACCCCAGCATCCGCGAAACTCTGAAACCCCGTAGACGCACTGCCAAGTGTGATTGTGCCCGTACCCGTGGTACTGGTTGTCATCTTGGCTCTGTTAAAGAGCTTCGCCATGATACTGCCTTATGTTAGTTGGATGACACCGTTGCTTGGGCTGAAGTCTAAGGTGAAAGTATCACCGCTGTTCAGCGTCAATGAAGTGCCATAGTCATAGTACCCAATGATTGGGTCTGCTGGAGAAGAAACCGTATCATCAAAGATATAGATATAACGGAAGGGGCCAACCGTACCAGAAGCAGTAAGCGTAAGATCTGCAACAACCAGCTTATATACACCACCAGACTGTGATGATGAACTTGTAGTCAGGTTGCGAGAAGACACATTGCTGTAGCTAACCTGTGTAAGATTGCCAACAATACCATTACCATCTGCGGTTGGGTTGCTTGATTCACTTCCCGGTGCAGTATTTGTTAGGGCCACCGCAAGCTGATCGCTTGCTAGATCCATATTGTGGACTGCGTTTACCACAAAATCGTTTACTTTGTTAAAGCTCGCCATTTAGATAACTCCTATCATGCTATGCGAATTATAGCAGATGTGGCATCCGCTACGGGGAATTGTATTTCAAAGGTACTATCACTAGCAACCCTGTCGCTTCCAAAGTCTAACACAGCAACCGCTTTATTAGAAGCACTCGCGTTATAGATCAGCGCCCCCCTTGCTGTAAAGCTTGCGTCAGTCCATGAAATATTATCAAAGTCCACAATAGCCGTTGTGCCAGAGGTCTTTGGAAATGTAGATGTCACTGTCAACGGCTTGCCCCCCGCAGTGTATGCCGTTCCAGTTGTATTAGTTATTTCGTTTGATGTGCTATACACAGTGGTATCCGCACCCAAAGATGCCGTGCTAGAATACAAAGCTATCCTGAATGTATGTGCATCAAAATCATGCTCTGCCTGTAAAAGCTGAAGCTTAAAAGACGTACATGTTGTTTGAATTATTGCCATACCTTATCTCCTACGCGGCAGGTCGCCTGTATGTGTCAGTTCTCAACTTGGCCCCTAAAGAAGCCATATTGATAAGGGCTGATGAATATCTTTCGTTATACAACTGAACCATATCGCCCTCGCCCTTCATGAACGTATACGCCTCTATAAGAGATCCGTAAAGCAATGTTGCTTCTGCATTATCTCCAAGCCATGATGTGCCAGAGGTGACAATAGAAGGTGGATCATAGTAGTAATGCAACTCCAAGTCGTATGCCGCATCAGGCGTAGGGCCTAGCAGGAAGTTGCCATGACCTGTCGCGGTATCCCCATCAAATATTGCATAATACTGTGGCAGTCCCTGCACCGTGGTATCAGGGTAGGCCTCCCGCACAAAGTTTACCTCTTTGTCCAAAAGGTAAGTGTACGTTGTACCATTGATAATAGCCAAGGAGAACGTGGCTAGAAAGTCATCAGGCCTCGCAACATATTTATTACCAGCGTTTACATTACCTGTGACGTTCCTGCGTAACTCTGGAATGGTGATATCCCTAAAGATCCGCTCTTCAGCCTGACGCACAAAGTTAGGAATATTGGTCACAAAGGTACTCTCTGTGTTCTCCGTATAGTCTTTGATCGCTTGCGTCAGTTCTGAATAGTTCATTTGAACTTATTCCTCTTGGTACAGGTTATCGAATATTTTGTTGACATCCATAGTATAGTCTAAATCAGATTTTGAATAGTGTATATGTTGAGATGGCTTGAAATCTGGGGCACCCGTGCCCGTCTCGAACCATGCAGGGTGAGTAACCCTTACTCGATTGTTAGGCAGCGCCACCACATTCCCAGTCCATTCTCCAGCATCTAGAAGCTGCATAACATGACTTTGCTTATGCTGCGCTGGGTCATCCGCTATCTCACCTTCAGAGTAATCAACAGTGAACATATACTTTGCAGGATACATGTTCCCATCTATCTTTGCCAACCAAGGACATGGCGTTGCTCTGTCCAAGACATACACAGCGTGGTTGTAGGACGAACAGTCCCAAGGCTGGGCATCATGCACAGCCATAGCAGAAGGCCACTCATTGAGCGGCTCATCGGCTACAAGAGCGGTTATAGGCATTCTCGCCCACATTGCGCCACCGTGTACATTCTCATCCCCTTCTTCATCTGCCTCACATCCCGTAAAGATAACTTGAAAGCTCAAGCATCTATTTGGCATTGTCGTTACCGCTATCGCCATCGCATGTAAGAACTCGCCGTGGTACTGTTCATGATTGTGAGTATACTCACGGCGAACCCAACACTTGAAGTGCGGTATGTTACTCTGCAAATACGCCAATTAATTCCCCCCCAAATTAAATCTATCCGTTTTTGCGGAACCTCTGCGGCTTAGCTGCACCACTACCTCTTGCCATTGTGCCGCCAGACATTTTTTTAGTTACACCACCCTTGGCATAACCTTTTTTCTTCATAGCCCCGCCTTTTGCGTAGCCCTTTTTCTTCATAGCGCCACCCATCATCTTCTTGGCAACCCCACCCTTTTTCATTTTACCCACACCATCAGCCGCAAATGCTGGGACACTCTTCCCATTCTTCTTGACCATGGGCATCTTGCCACCTGACTTCATAGCAACGGGCTTTTTCTTCATAGCCCCGCCTTTTTTGTAGCCTTTTTTCTTCATCATAACCTTATCTCCTAAGTTATATTGATAGTAACCGTGCCAACCCCAGACTGCATGAACTGAAGATCATTCCAAACAGGATTAAACCCAAACAGACCACGACTCTCCTCTAAGGATGTGTCTGGTCTTGGGTTCCTCAAAGACTGAGGATCATTTATTTTAACTCTGCCCAAGAAGTTTTGTGGTTGATCTGGGTCAACAACATCACGCCCAACCAGAAATCCAGTCTTCACTCCATTGCTAAACTCAGGAACAAGATCTGCCAAAGGATATCTAAACCCTGTTCTATCGCAGTAACCAAAAGCATATTTGCCTCTAGCGTAACTCATCAGGCACCCATCATAAATGTGTTGAACGGAACGAACTTAATTGATGCTGTTTCTTCATCCTCACCAGCAGCAAGTTGGAACTGAAACTCATACTCTTGTTTCAGGTTAGCTGCCATCTGAGGATTCTTTTTCATCGCAATGTAATATGCCATGCCTGCAACCAAGCAGGGCACGAATCGAGGCGGTACAGAAGATATCGCTGCCCCAACTCCAGATGACAAACCATCAATACCCTTCAGTCTAAAGTATGATATTGTATAGGCTGTTGTGTTATCTGGGACAGGCCACAGGGTTACTTTTGTTTCTGTCGGGAGCCTTTGGACGTAGATTTGGGTCGGCCTACCTTGCGTGTTTTTGTTTGTTTGCTGCGCGTAGGTTGCGACACTGACCCTTTCGAGCGCCGTGTCGATTTGGTTTGTGCCCGTTCCAGTACGAATTTGATGTTCGATGATGTCGATTGTGTCCGTAGGAAGGGTATACGTTGCCGTACCCGCTGTAACAGCGAGCGTACCCGCTTCAATAGTGAAGAGATTAAGACCACGGTTCTGCCACTCCAATGTTAAAAGGTTCAGACTTCTTCGTGCGGTTTTAAGGTCGTATCCAGTACGCATCTCAAGGCCAGCCCTTTCAAAAGCTTCCTCAAAAATCTCTGGCATGTCTGGGGTTACTACAGCCATTATGTCACTACGCTCCTAAACCGTTTGGTTTTCTTTGCAATTTTTTTAGGCTGCTTGGCAACCTGCTTGCCCTTCTTGGTGGCCTCGCGTTTCTTCTTCGTAGTAGCGGCGTACTCCGCAGAGGTCAAAGACTTGATAGCCTTCTCAGGAAGATATCGCTCGCCTGTAGCCT